ATGACCATGCTCGACCGTCCCCCGCCCACCCCCATGTCTGCGGCTCGCATACGCGAGCTGTACGCCCGAAACCCCACGCCAGAGGGGTGCGCCTTGGCCTGGGAAATCTGGCGCCTGCAGCGCGTCCTGATCGCGTTGGAAGCTGGTATGCGAAACGCGGCAAGCCTGCGCCATCGCCAGGATGTGATTGACCACGTCACCGGCCTGCTGGAATACATCCAGGGCGAACCCTGTCTGACCGAGCCGCTGGCAGTCAAACAGGGGCGCAAGCGCGGCGAGCGTCGGTAAGGGCCAGGCCTGCAAACCACCGCGCGGCGCGGCCAAAAAAAAGCCCCGCTGATGCGGGGCGTATGCCTGTGGCTCGGGCGCGCTACTCGTCGCCTTCTCCTGGGATCGCGTAAGGCTTAAAACGCACAACCTCATCGCCCAGCCAGTCATTGATTTCCAGGAACTTGGCCTGCAGCGGCTCCAGCTCGTTACGCGCGAACACCTTCGCCGCCGATATCGGCGTGCCAAATCCGCCCGAGTTCGTCGGCACCAGACCCATGAGCTGCGGCGGCACCCGATGCGCGGCGAGCACGTCATCGCGCGACACGTTCTTGATGTTGAAAAAGTCATCGCGCGCGGCCACCTCGCTAACCGGGATGATCTGCATGCCGTCTTTCTTGCCGCCGGGCGCATAGACAAAGAGGTTGCGGAAGTTGCCCGGCCCCTTCGAGTTCTTCATCGCCTCGCGGATGTCATCGACATAGCCACCGTCAGGCAGGGTGTCCGTCACGTACATGATGAATCCCGCATGACTGCCGTTGTGGTAGTACTTGCGCCGGAACAGCGTCGCGGACTCGTTCAACCATGCAGCATTGAGCGCGGCCAGGTACTCGGGCAGGCCATAGATTTCCTGGTTGATGTCCGGCTGCATCAGTTGACACACCGTGCCGGCGCGGAATTCATGCTCCTGGCCAGAGCTGGGCAGAAAGAAGAAGCGGCCAGGTTCAACGCCGCGCCGCGTGTACTTGGCAAGCGCGTGCTTCATCATGATCAGCTTGCCCGTCATGCTGTCCAGCCGCTCCGCGTAGGTGTTGCCGAAGGTCAGAAAATCGATAGCCATTTTCAGGCAGGTATCACGGCCAAATGCGGGATGCGGCAGCAGCGTGGAGGCCAGGATGTTGGCCTTGAAGTAGATGGCCGAACTATGGTGCGGGCTGGCCCGGAACGTCTTGGACAGGCCGCCGAAATTGACGGGCGGCTCATACCAGCGTCCATTGCGCCAGCACTCCAGATAGTCCAGTATCTCGCGGCGATCAAGCACCGGCACCGGGTCACCGAAGGTGAAGGCCTCGACCTTTTCAGGCATGAGCGCAGGCGCAGCGCTGGCCGCCTTGGTTTTTCGTTTCATCCGTAAATCTCCATGAAGCTTTTTCCGACGCCTGCGGCGCCTTCCAGGGGTTCCCAATCCAGCGCGTGCATCAGCGCCCAGGCCAGGTCAGCGTGTCCGGTCTCGCTGGCCCGGCCGGCGTCGTATGTGACACTGCGCCCGCTGGCGGTTGTGGTCTTGCGAATTGCCATGAGCGACTGCGCCAGGTCGGTGGCGCCGGCGTCGAACTCCAGGCGTTTGTTGCGGATCACGTCCCCCGCCTTGAGTACCAGGCGGCCTTTGACCTCGGGCGAATAGCTGTAAGACCGGGCACCGGGAAAGAACTGCTTGACCAGCTGGAACACGCCTTGGCCCATGCCGGTGGCGTCGATACCGATGTAAGCCACGGCGTACCGCTTCGTGATTTCCTCAATCTTTTTGGCTTGCGCTGCGAAGTCCATCCCCCTGAACTGGTGATACTCCAGCACGCGGAATTTGCCGCCGGGGGTGCGCGGCGCGGCCAACACGACACAACCGGCGGAATCTCCCGACAGCGACGGGTCATAGCCCACCAGCACCGGCCAGTGTCCGTAGGGCCGCAGCAGAAATTTCTGCACATCGACCCACTCGACCATCGAATCCACCATGCAGCCCTGCAACACAGACAGCGGGAAGATGGATGCGGTGTCATCGATGAAACCGCACATCAGCAGGTTTTCGAACTGATCGGGGCTGTACTCAAGCCGCAGCTCATCGATGTCGAATAGGTTGCAGCCGCCCGCCTCGGCGTCCAGGATGGTGACGATCTGCCGCCAGATACGGTCATCACAGTGGTGGCCATTCTTCAAGACCGAGTGCGCCAGCTCAATGGCGACTTGATCGCGCTTGGCGCGGCGCTTGTTGAACACGTCGCCGGTCCAAAGTGGATAGGCTTCGTGGGCCATGCTGGAAGGGGTAGAAAAATAGGTCTTGCGCCAATGCTTGTGCAGCGCCATGCCGCTGGCCACCTTGTTCAGCTCCGCGAACCTCGGCACCCAGAAGAACTCATCGAAGTAGAAATTGCCGTGATAGCTCTGCGCGGTGCGTGCGTTCGTCCCCAGAAAGTACAGGTGCGCGCCGTTCGGCAAGACGATGGGATCGCCCTTGAGATCGATGTCCGCGGCCTCTCGCGCGAATTGAATGATGTACTGCTTGAAGACGTGTGCCTGCGCCTTCGACGCGGACAGGAAGATTTGATTTCGGCCCGTCCTGATCGCATCGTCCAGCGCCTCGCGCGCGAAGTACCAGGTGGCCCCGATCTGCCGCGACTTGAGAATCATCCGGGTGCGCTGATCGCCGTTGCGAAGCCAGACTTTCTGATACTCGAAGAGGGAATCGCGGAACGCCTGTGACAGCTTTTGCGCCTGTTCGTCGCTGATCGCGTTGCGCTCGGGCTTGCGCTTCGGCCCAGCATTACGCCGGTCAAGCGCGGGGTTCAACGTGGAATCGCGCCCGTCCTCATCGAACTTGCGCACGCGCGCCGTGCGCTCAAGCTGGCGCCCCAGCAGGTCGATTTCCTTGAAGTCGCGCCCGTCCTTCTCAGTCTTGGCGATGAGCGTACACAGGCGCGCATCAAGCGCGGTCTCTACGCGCTCAACGGGCGAAGCCTTGTCCCAGCCGTCGCGCGTCTTCCAACTGTGAACAGTGGTGCGCTTTTCGCTCAGGTGGCGCGCAATGGACGAGATGCGCCAGCCCTGCCAATACAGGTCACGGGCGACGCGGCGCGGGTCGATGTGGTCGGTGGATTGCAACATGCCGCCATCCTGCCGGGCTTCTCCGCGCGCGCGTGAAGCCGTCTCTTCTGGATCGCACGCGCACAACGCCGCGCCGTTGAGTGGCCGGGCAGCGGGGGCCAGTATGGCAACACCCGAACACCACCGACGAGCCAAACCCTATGAATAAAGACCGCTGGTTTACCGTGGCCACCGAAGGCCAGACCACCGATGGCCGCAACATCCAGCGCACCTGGCTGGAAGAGATCGCGGCGACCTACAACCGCGAGAAGTACGGCGCGCGCATCTGGATGGAACATATTCGCGGCGTCGTGCCGGAAAGTCCGTTCTGCGCCTACGGCGATGTCCTGGCCGTGCGCACCGAAGAAAACGATGAAGGCAAGCTCACGCTGCAAGCGCAGCTCGACCCCACTCCCGCGCTGGTGTCCATGACGAAGGGCCGCCAGAAAATCTATACGTCCATCGAACTTCAAGAAGACTTCGCCGGCACCGGCAAGTGCGGCTTGGTCGGCCTGGGCGTCACCGACAGCCCGGCCAGCCTGGGGACCTCCATCCTGCAATTCGCCGCCAAGAATCCCGCATCCAACCCGCTTGCTGGCCGCAAGCAGTCGCCGGAAAACCTGTTCTCCAGCCTGCTGGAAACGCCCCTGAACTTCGACGAAGACGCCAAGCCCACCGACGAAACCGCCAAGGCCCTGCAAGGGTTCGCCGCCTTCTTCCGCTCCCTGCTGCCGGGCCAGTCGCAAGCCGCAGCACCGCAGCCCCCGCAGGTGGCCACCGCGCCCGTTGACGTGGCCGCCGCAACACAAGCCTTCAACGCGCTGGAAGCTGCGATCAAGAAAACCACCGGCGACCTGGCCGACGCCGTGACCAAGGTCAGGACCGAGATGGAGGAATTCAAGAAGAACGCTGCGACGGCCAAGGAATTGGCCGACCTGCGCGCCCAGCTCGACAAAACGCCCGGCAACTTCTCCCAGCGTCCGCCGGCGGCCGGTGGCGACGGCCGCGTGAAAACCGACTGCTAACGCGGGCCGATCCCGACCCTTCAAACCCAAACCGGAACCACCAAATGCGCAACGATACCCGCGTCCTCTTCAACGCCTACCTGCACAACCTCGCCGAACTCAACGGCGTCGACAGCGTCACGCAGACCTTCAACGTCGTGCCGTCCGTGCAACAGACGATGGAGACCAAGATTCAAGAAAGCTCGGCCTTCCTGACCAAGATCAACATGATCGGCGTCACCGAGCAGCAGGGCGAAAAGCTGGGTCTGAACCTCTCCGGCCCCATCGCCTCGCGTACCGACACCAAGGTCAAGGACCGCGAACCGCGCGACCTGACCACGCTGGACGCGAACGGCTACTACTGCCGCCATACCGATTTCGATTCCTTCATCCCCTACGCCAAGCTCGACGCCTGGGCGCATTTCAAGGACTTCGAGATCCGCATCCGCGATCTGCTGATCCAGCGACAGGCGCTCGACCGCATCATGATCGGCTTCAATGGCAACAGCGTGGCGACCACGACCAACCCCAACACCAACCCGCTGCTGCAGGACGTGAACAAGGGCTGGTTGCAGAAGATGCGCGAATACGCGGAAGAGCGCGTCATGAACGAGGGCAAGACGGCGGGCAAGGTCCAAGTGGGCGCCACCGGCGACTACAAGAACCTGGACGCCCTGGTCTACGACGCCATCACGCTGCTGGACCCGTGGCACCGCGAAAACGCCGGCCTGGTCGCCATCGTCGGCCGTGGCCTCATGCACGACAAGTATTTCCCGCTGGTCAACCAGGACAGCCGCGCCACCGACACGCTGGCGGCAGACCTCATCATCAGTCAGAAGCGTATCGGCGGCCTGCCAGCGGTGCAGGCGCCCTTCTTCCCGGAAAAGAAGGTGCTCATCACCCCGCTGGATAACCTGTCGCTGTACTGGCAGATTGGCGGACGCCGCCGTCACATCGATGAAAACGCCAAGCGCAGCCGCGTGGAGACCTACGAAAGCTCGAACGACGACTACGTGGTGGAAGACTACGGCCAAGCCGCCATGGTCGAAAACATCGAGCTGGTGCAGGCCTGACCATGACCAGCCCCGCACAACAACACCGCACGCGGGTGCTGGCCGCCCGCGCGAGCGCGGCCGACGGCGACGCGCCCGCAGTCATGGGCGGCATCTACGGCCAGATGATGGCCAAGCTCACCCAGGACCGGCGCCGCCTGCACGATATCCAGTCCGTGGAGCGCAAGGTAGCCGTGAAACGCGAGCTGGTTCCCGAGTACGCCGACTACCTGCAAGGTGTATTGGCGGGCGACGGCGGCCAGCCTGATGAGGTGGTGACCACGCTGATGGTGTGGCACTTCGACATCGGCGCATTCGCGCCCGGCCTGCAGCTCGCCGACTACGTACTGCGCCATGACCTGCAACTGCCGGAACGGCTCAAGCGCAACACGGCCACCCTGCTGCTGGACGAGGTGGCCGGCCACGTCGCCAACGGCGCAGTGTCCAAGCCCGAGGAGGCCATGCAGGTGCTGCAGGAAGTCGCGCGCCTGGTGGACGGCCAGGACGCGCCGGACCAAGCCCGCGCGAAGCTGCACTTGGCTCTAGGCAAGACGCTGGCGGCCCAGGCCGGCGAAGAGCCGCGCGGCCCGCAGCTGGAAATGGCGCGGGCCAGCGTCGCACAACTGCGCCGCGCCGTGGAGCTGCACAGCGGCGTGGGCGCGAAAAAGCTCATCGAACAGCTGGAACGCAAGATCAAGAACGCCGGCGACGCCGGCTAACCGAGTGCCCCCAAGCGCACGGCGGCGCGGGCGGAAGGTCTGTCACAGACCGGCTGGATGCCCGCCCACCGCCGATTTCATGAGAACAGGCCATGAGCTTCATCGCAACCGCACCCGCGCCCCGCACCGAACCGCCGCAGACGGTCGGGAATGATGGCTTTTTCCCGGATATCGACCTGGCCAACGCCCGCGAGACGTTGCGCCTGGATGGAACTGTGACCGAACCGCGCCTGCGCTTCGCGCTCGTTGGCGCCATGCTGGAAGCCGGCAACAGCCTGGCCGCGTGGAAGGCCGTCCAGCGCGCCAACGGCTACACACAGCTCCAGGACGTCCCAGCCGCAAAGATCGACGGCGCCACCCGCCTGGAGCACGCCTACCGCCGCGCCGTCTACAGCTTGGCCAAAGCCGACCTGATCGAGCGCATGACCGACTACGACACCACGGCCGCCGGCCAGAAGCGGGCGGAATGGCTGGACGAGGCGCCCAGCGACCACCGCCGCAATGCGCGCTGGGCCATCGCCGATGTCGTCGGCGCCAAGCGCAATATCGTGGACCTCATCTGATGAAAGTCCGCGCCCAACAAGGTGACACCGTGGATGCGCTCTGCTGGCGCCACCTAGGCACCACGCGGGACGTGGTGGAAGCCACCTACGAACTCAATCCCGGCCTGGCCGACCTCGGCGCGGTGCTGCCGCATGGCCATGTGGTTGTCCTGCCGGATGCCGCCCCTCAACCTACGGCGGCGCCTGCCGTCAAACTCTGGGACTGAACCCAATGGCCGAACCCTCGACCGTATCGGGCGCCGTGGCCACCACGCTGGTATCTGGCGCGGCCCTGTCGCAAATCCTGCCGCTGATCGATGCAAACGCGGCCTTCGGCGCCGTCATGGGCGCCGCCCTGGTGGCGAGTACCAAGAAAGACCTCACCGCCTGGAAGCGCTTCGTTTCCTTCCTGGTCTCGGGCTTGTGCGGCTACGGCGGCGCCGGCGAAATCGTCGCCCGCGAGCTGGCCAAGGAATCCTTTCTGCCCGCGCTGATCGGCGCGGTCGTCATCGTGCCGCTGGCCCTCAAGCTGCTGGCCAAGGCGCCGGACTTCGACCTCGGAAGCATTTTCCGAGGCTTTGGGGAAAAGAAATGACCGACCTGCACCCTACCCCTGCGCTGTCCCTCATCGCGGTGGCCTGCGCGCTTCTGTACGCCGGCACGGCCAGCCGCTTCCTCTGGTATCAGCCCAATGGCGCGCGCCATCGACGCGTGCTGTCGTGTCTGGCCACCGCACTGATTGCGGCGCTGTTCTGCCGGGCCGTCGAAATCCTGCTGCTGCACTCGCCGGCCAGCCTGTCCGAACTGGTCATCGCCGCGCTGCTGTTCGCCGGCGCCTGGCGCGCGCGCGGCAACTTGGCGACGTTCACCCGAGGGAATCCCGATGTCTGAAATTTTGCGTAAGGGCGCCATCGGCCAGGCCGTGGCCGATCTTCAATCTGATCTGCAGCGCGCCGGCTACAAGGTTGAGCGCACGGCGATCTACGACGACGCCACGCGCGGCGCGGTGGCAGCGCTGCAGCGGGCCACCGGCTTGGTGGTCGATGGCGTCTATGGACCGAAAAGCCGCGCCGCGCTGGCACACCACGATGTGACGCGCTATCTGCGGGAACCCGACCTGATCGCGGCCGCCGAGCGCCTGGGCGTCCCCCTGGCCAGCATCAAGGCAGTGAACGAGGTGGAAGCGAGCGGGCGCGGCTTTCTGCCCGATGGGCGCCCCGCAATCCTGTTCGAGCGGCATGTCTTCCATGAACGCCTGCGCGAGCATGGCATCGACCCGGCACCGCACACCGCGCGCCTTCCCGCCATCGTCAATCCCAAGCGCGGCGGCTACGCGGGCGGCGCGGCCGAGTACGTCCGCCTCGCAGCCGCGATCCAGATTTGCCGCCCTGCGGCGCTGGAGGCCGCGAGCTGGGGCGCATTTCAAATCATGGGCTACCACTGGCGCCGGCTGGGGTTTGAAAGCGTGGAAGCATTCGTTGCCGCGCAGCAGGAAAGCGAGGGCGCGCAGCTCGCCGCCTTCGTCGGCTTCATCGAGACCGACCCGGGCCTGCATAAAGCCCTAGTCGGCCGCAAGTGGGCGGCATTCGCGCGCGGCTACAACGGCCCGGCCTACGCTGAAAACCTCTATGACGTGAAGCTGGAGCGCGCCTACGCGCGATTCTCCGAAGAAGACGCGGGGCAGGCAGCATGAACACGTTCCTGCGAGCCATCGCGCCCTATGCGGCAACCGCCATCCTGGCCGTGGTGGTTTGGTTCCAGCGTGGCGACATCGCGCGCCAGGATGTCGCCATCACCGCCTATGGCCAGGTGATCGAGCGCCAAGCCAGCGACCTGGCGGACCTGGGAAACCGCATGACCACCCAGCGCCTGGACCTGGCGCAACTGGAGCGCACGCAAGACGACTTCCGCAACGCGCTAGACCAGCGCACGTTCGACCTTGAAAGGCTCAAGAATGAAAATCCGCAAGTTCGCAGCTGGGCTGATACTGTGCTGCCTGATCCTGTTGCAAGGCTGCGCCAGCGCCCTGCCCTCACCGGGGCCGCGGCTTACGCTGAATACCTGCGCACCCGTAACCCCGTGCAGTCTGCCGGCGGCGGCGCCAAGGACTGACGGCGATCTGAACCTGTTGATAGACCGCCTGGAGACCTCCTGGGCTATGTGCGCGGCCAAGGTGGACACCATCATCAAATGCCAGGACGAGGCGAGCCATGCGAAAGGCCAATGAGTTGCGCGAATACCTGACGCGGCACAATGAGTTTCTGTCCACGAACCCCGACAGGCTGCATGTTTTCGTTGACGACGGCAGCGTCCATTGCACGGGAACGCGCAACCTCTCGCATGAATATCGGTACACCCTCACCATCGTGGTGACCGACTACGCAGGCCAGGCCGACACCATCATGCTGCCGCTGCTGGCCTGGCTTCGCGTCAAGCAACCCGAACTGCTGATCAATCCCGACCGGCGCGCCAACGCGATCCAGTTTGATGTTGAGCTGCTGAACCATGAGTCGGCGGACATTGAAATCAAGTTGCCGCTCACCGAGCGCGTAGTAGTGAAGCCATCGGGCGCCGGCGGCGCCCTGATGGCCGAGCATGTGGACGAACCCACCGACGCCGAACTGCCGGCCGACGATGAGGAAATCACCATCGTCATCCCGGGCGCGGCCCCTGTTACCGTCACCGTCCCGGCGTGGCGCCATCCCAATGAGTGACGATTTCTCGGACGTCCAGGCCTGGGCGGCGGCGCTGCTCGCGCAGCTCCGGCCCGCCGAGCGCCGCCGCGTGAATCGCGCTGTCGCCGTGGAGCTACGCCGCACCGAAGGCCAGCGGATTGCGGCCCAGCAGAACCCGGACGGCACGCCCTACGCCCCAAGGCGTACCAAGAACCTGCGTGGCAAGCGCGGCGCCATCCGTCGCAAGATGTTCACCCGGCTGCGCACCGCTCGATACCTGCGCGTAGAGGCCAGCGACACCGACGCGGTGGTCGGCTACAGCGGCCGCGTAGCGCGCCTGGCCCTGGTTCACCAGGAAGGCCGCAGCGACCGCCCGGCGCGCGGCCAGAAGCCCGTGCGCTACCCGCGCCGCAAGCTGCTGGGATTCACCGAACGCACCCGAGAAATGGTACTCGACACCTTGGCGCGGCATCTGGCCGGCCAAGGCCTGTAGCACGCCGAAGCACAAGGCGCGCCCCGTGCGCGCGCGAAGGCGGCCCGGCAACATGGCCGCTATGCATGAAATCGCCGAACTCTTCCGCCTCATCTCCAACCTGATCCGCATCGGTACGGTTTTCGCCGTCGATCTGTCCAGCCAGCCGGCGCGCGTTCGCGTCGCATCGGGCGACCTTCAAAGCAACTGGTTGCCGTGGCTGGAGCTGCGTGCTGGCACGACAACGACATGGAACCCGCCGACCGTCGGCGAACAAGTCGTTTTGCTGTGTCCTGACGGAGACCCCGCCGCCGGCGTGGTGCTGATGGGCCTGAACTCGGATGCCATCCCCGCCCCGTCCGCCAGCGCCGCAGAACACGTCACGCTTTACCCGGACGGCGCCCGCATCGTTTACGACCACCAGGCGGGCCGGCTCACGGCCGAAGGCATCAAGACGGCAACGGTCACCGCCAGCGAGTCGGCCACCCTCAAATGCCCGGAAATCACCCTTGACGGCAATGTGACCGTGACGGGTCTGTTTACCTATCAGGCCGGCATGAGCGGCAAGAACGGCAAGGGGAACAACACAACTATCACCGGTGACCTTCGCCACACCGATGGCGCGCTTTCGTCCAACGGCGTCGTCTTGCACACGCACACCCATGGCGGCGTGCTGCAGGGCGGCGCGCGTACCCAAGGGCCGGGGGCAGGCGCATGAGCTACATCGGGATGGACGCCAACACAGGCCTGCGGATCAGTGGCCGCCAACACCTGAATCAGTCCGTGACCAAGATACTCACGACTTCGATAGGCACGCGCATTCGCCGGCGCCCCTTCGGCGCCCTGGCCGCCGACCTGATCGACACCCCCACCAATGGCGCCGCCGTCCTGCAGCTCTACGCAGCGGCGGCTACGGCGCTGATGCTGTGGGAACCCCGGCTGCGTGTTCGCAGCTTGTCGGCCAACGTCAACGCAAACCGGCCCGGCGCCGTCGTGCTGAACATCGTCGGCGAAGCCGACACCGGCGACCGCACCGAAAGCGTGTCCCTCTCCACCACCTTGAGCGCCTGACATGGCAAGCCCGAACATCATCGACCTTTCCCAGCTTCCCGCGCCGGACGTGGTGGAGACCCTGGACTACGAACGAATCCTGGAAACGCGCAAGGCGCGGTATCTCGCCCTGTTCGCGCAAGAAGACCGTAACGCCGTGGCCAAGGCGCTGGCGCTGGAGTCGGAGCCGCTGGTAATCACGTTGCAGGAAAACGCCGAGCGCGAAGTCATCTTGCGCCAACGTATCAACGACGCTGCGCGGTCCGTCTTGCTGGCATTCGCGCGTGGCTCCGACCTGGAACACATTGCAGCCGAGTATGGTGTAAGCCGCCTGGTCATCCGGCCTGCCGACCCAGCCGCCGTGCCGCCGGTCGAAGCCGTCTATGAAAGTGACGACGAACTGCGCGAGCGCGCGCAGCTGGCGTGGGAAGGCCTGTCAACCGCAGGCCCGCGCGATGGCTACGTCTTCCATGCCTTGACCGCAGACGGGCAGGTCGCGGACGCGTCCGCCACCAGCCCCGAGCCTTGCGATGTGCGCATCTGCGTACTCGCCCGTGATGGCGACGGCACCGCGCCGGCCGAACTGCTGGACAAGGTACGCGCCAAGCTCAGTGACGAGGACATCCGCCCCATGGGCGACCGCTTGACCGTCCAATCCAGCAGCATCATCACGTACAGCGTGCGGGCGGTTCTCCACATGAAAGGCGAAGGCCCGGGCCGGTCGGTCGCGCTGGAGGCCGCCACGCGCGCGTGTCACGCCTACGTCAACCGGCCCCGCCGTGCCGGCGTATCAGTCTGGCGATCCGCGATCAATGCCGCGCTGCATGTCGAAGGCGTCGCGCATCTCGACTTGATCGAGCCGGCGGACAACCTGGTGCTTGACGCCACGCAGGCCGCCACATGCTTGGCGGTGGAAGTCTCCATTGCGCCCGGCGGTTGAAATGGCGAACAAGCCCACTCTGCTGCCGCCCTCATCCACCCCGGTTGAGCGCAAGCTTGCCCAGGTCGGTGCCGACATCGAGGAAATCCCCTTGCCCCTGCGCAAGCTGCGCCGCGCGAGCACCACGCCCGCCCCGCTGCTGCCCTGGCTGGCGTGGGAAAGATCGGTGGACCGCTGGGACGATGCCTGGTCAGAGGCGGCCAAGCGTAAGGCCATTGCCAATTCTTTCAAGATTCACCAACTGAAAGGCACCATCGGCGCGCTGCGCCGCGTGGTGGAGCCGCTGGGCTATCTACTGGAAGTGACCGAATGGCACCAGATGGTGCCAGAAGGTCGGCGCGGAACGTTCCGGCTCACTATCGGCGTTCTCGATGGCGGCATTTCCGAAGCAATGTATTACGAGCTGGGCCGCCTCATCGACAGCACCAAGCGCCTGAGCCAGCACATGACCGGCTTGGCCATCGCGGTGGAAGTGCGGGCGCCCCTGAATCACTGCGTCGCGTCCTATGACGGCGACGAGATGACCGTATACCCCTATCAACCTCAACCCGTGGAAGTCGCGGCCGCCACGCCGGCCGCCCTGGCCACGCACATCATCGACACCCTGACGGTATACCCATGACTACCTATTTCGGAATCTTGACCAAGATCGGCGAAGCCAAGGAAGCCAACGCCAAGGCGCTCGGCATCCCCGTGAACATCACCGAGCTGGAAGTCGGCGACGGCGGCGGCGTGCTGCCCGTACCGAGCCGCGAGCAAACCTCGCTGATCGGCTCCAAGCACCGCGCGCCGATCAATCGCAAATTCGTTGACCCGAACAATCCGGCGTGGCTGGTAGTGGAACAGGTCATCCCGGAGCAGTTCGGTGGGTGGTGGGCGCGTGAGCTGGGACTGCGGGACGCGGACGGCGACCTGATCGCGGTATCCAATTGTCCGCCCACCTACAAGCCGCAGATGGCCGAAGGTTCGGCACGCACGCAGGTGGTACGCATGGTGCTGCAGGTTTCCAGCACCAGCAATTTCACGCTCAAGATTGATCCTGACGTGGTGCTGGCCACGCGCGAGTACGTCGATGAGGAAACCGCCAAGCGCCTGGGCAAAGATGAAACGGCAGCGGCCGCCAAGAAGCTGGCGGTTGCGCGCCAACTTTCGATATCTGGCGCGGGCACCGCGGCGCCCAAGCCCTTTGACGGGCAGGCCGACGTAGATTTGGTGCTCGGTAGCTTGGACATGGACAAGGCCAGCAAAGGCACCCTCGCGGTGTCTCGCGGGGGAACGGGCCTGGCCGCCGTCGCCGAAGGGCATCTATTGGTCGGTGCGCAGGATGGAAAGCTCCGCGCGGCCGCCTTGGGAACTCTCCCGCCGGACGGTCGCTACCCGCTCATCTTCTCCGTTACCGCCCTGCCACGGGAAAACGTCGGCCCAATCATCGTCGCCGAATGTGGGGAGGTCTGGATTTGGACCCAAACCGCCTTCTACACCGGATATCGCTCCCCGCTTTGCGGACGCCCGCTGGACGGACACACCATCTCGCCGCTCGCGAGCGAGTTGGACGCCACGGGTGGCACGGTTCCCAAGGCAGATTACCCAGGCCTTTGGGGCTACGCCCAGGAAAATTCGCTTGTCTTGACGCAGGCGGTTTGGGAGACAAGGCGCGGCGGACACTACTTTGTGGACGTGGACGCAGCCAACTTCCGGGTGCCCGACTTGCGGGATATGTTTCGCCGTTTCACCGGAACTGACGCTGACACTGCAAATGCGAGGGCGCTCGGTAGCCGCCAGGTCGATCAGTTCCGGAGCCACACTCACAACATCAGGTACTCAAACAACGCGACGCCGTCGGGAGCCAATCAAGCTGTGCTTGATGGGGGTGGCCCCTCCGGCGTAAACACGCTGGGCGCTGGTGGAGCTGAGACTCGCCCCATAAATGCTGCCTTCCACCCACGTATCCATGCTTGA